CCGGGGCCATCCCGTGTAAAAGTCGCGGCCTTCACCGCGTTAACCTATGGAAATTCCCCAAACAACATCTCGAATGTTATTTGGTTGAACATAGCATCAATTTTACAATTAACACGGTTGTGCACTACCACACAAGATTTAAAAATACATATTATACAAATAATCTTGTGCTATACAGATAGCTAAAGTTGGGCCACCCAACTTTAATTAAGCAAACGATACAGAGGGCGTTCCAGCATAATAAAAAAGCTGAAAATCGTCCCCCGCTGCACACATGTAGTGGTTCCTAAAAACCGCTGCACCATCGTATCTGTGCTCGTGACCTCTCTCCGTATTTCTTTGAAGAGACCTCGCATGTTGAAATCGGCGGTCACTATAATAAGGTACCTCCCACTCTAATACGGGGTTGTAGACTCCGGTCACAACGTCTACACCGTTCCACCCATAACCGATCAGTTGAGTCTCACTAATATCTTGCTCAACACCGGTATCAGCCTTTTCGTTCAAAGCGACTGACGAAATCCTGGGTGTAGAATTTCTAAAATCCGGAATTGCCTTCCAACGAGTTCCTCCTCGTCTACCTAGATACAAAACACCAATTCTGGTAAGCAATGTTTCAAGGGTTCCACTAATAGGAGCATCCCACAAATAATGAGGAAATGTAGTGAACTTCATCTTATCTCGTCTAGTTGATGAAGTAGTAATTGTGGCAAAACGAGTATAACGTTTCATCAAAGCTCGTAAGGAAGCAATCTTTTCTCCAAAGAAGATTAGATCGTCGGAATGGTACGTGACTGGTTTCTCCAAAATTGTCACGTCCGGATCCGTTTCCGGGGCATGCTCATTTTCTCTCTCCTCTTCGTTTGATTGACCAACAAACTTCTCGTTTTCAGAGGATTGAGCAACATATCCTCCTCCAACTTTCCACTCACCAAGGAAGTTAACATATTTAGTACCATACGGTTCATATTCCACACCGTTAGTAAGTTCAACTGGATGTGTAGTCGCAGCAGCTCCACCACAAGGTTCAATGTTAGAATCTTCATGCCACTCGTTCCAACTATTGATGGTAAACCATTCATTGTTGAATTCGAGTGATTCCTCTTCAAGGTATTTGAGATGTGCCTTGAATAACGATCCTTTGTCATAACCTGCCAAAGATCTAGCCAACGCAGGATGATTCGCCTCAAGACGAACTCCCCTGTCATTATAACCAGGCCCAATGGTAGGAATACAATGAACCGCAGGATTCAAATTCTTCCACTGCTTGTAGTTAGAGTGCAACGACTTAACATCAGCATCATTCAAATAGTAATTTCCTTTCTGTGACTGTCCATAAACATCGTAGACTCCCATAGCTCCAAGTTTCGAAGTAATAGATCCGCCAAATGCACGAGGTGTACCAAACATCAAATCACCAATTAGATAAGGTGTTTCGGAATAACCTCCGATTGAAGAATCTTCGAAAACATTGATGATTGTTTGCAAAAACAGAGCTTTGTCAGAATCGGAATAAGCTCTCAACAAATAAATGTAGATAACCTTTCCACTAACAAGATTGTTCTTAAACGCTCGTTCAAGATAATTCGAATCATTACAATGGGTTGTCTTCAAATGAATCATGTCAGCTCTTAGCTGGTTCACAGCTGTGGTATTCATTACCCAAGCTCCATTTTGCTTGAGGCGTGTACTTTCATAGAATGCACACGCTTTCATCGTACCATCAGCAACTGTTCCAAGTTCCGGCTTAAGAGCAGTTTGAAATTGAGTCTCTTCTCTAGATCCTGGTCCCCACCAAGAGTATACAACATGATCAACTCCAGCTTTCAACATACAGTTAAATTGTGCACGCACAACTGATCTGTTTGTATCATCATATTCTCCAGCAGCAATGCCAGGAACGGCTGGAAACTGCTTGTTAGCTGAACCATCAGGTCCATCTAACAATTTATCACGCAAATATCCTTGGTTATTGTGAAAGTTATTAGTATGCCATCCATAGTAAAACATTCCACATTTTGTTCCTGTAAGCGAAGAAACAGGCTGTGGGTAAACCACAATGCCTGGATCGACTGGTGGATCCGTATTAGTAACATCTGCAA